GCTGGAACTGGTTTATATTATAGCCCATCTCGTAAAGCTTCAACAACATCTGAGGGTGAAAAAGTTAGCTCAATTCAAATTGATAGTTTAGATATTGTAAGACATGGGATGGGTGAGTATTGGAATTATATAGAGGATTTTATTGAGGATATGAAAAAAGTATTCCCAACACTTAAAGATGATTGGGGTGTTTATGTTCCTGAGGTAAAATATCTTTCACCTGAACCATTAGTTTATCCTAAAGATTTAGCATTAGTAGATTTCCCAAATGTTCACTTTGTAGGAGATGCTCTATCGGCTCGTGGTATTACAGTATCAGGAGCACAAGGTATTTTAGCTGTTGAAAAATTTGTATCAACAGATGAATGGGACAACATTCATGGAGATATAACTTATTGGAATTAATTAGGAAAATCAAAAAAAGAATATTATATTACAATCATGAAAACTAAATACGAACCAAGTAGAAAACTAACTAAAGCCGATGGTACAGTAGCTTGGGTTTGGGAAAATAAACTACACAATTGGGAAGGTCCAGCATATCTACCACAAGGTGATATGCGTAAACGTGAGTACCATATTCATGGTATTCAATATACAGAAGACGGTTGGAAAGAAGCAAGACGTAATCGTGAGGGTTTACCTTGGTTTAAAACCAATTTAGGTCAAGCAGGTCAAAACAGACATTAAAAGAAAAAGGATTTCCCTTAATTTTTCAAGGAAGTCCTAATATGTATAATGGATGAAAAAATGTGCTAAATGTAATATAAACTATGATTTAAATCAATTCCCAAAAGATTGTTCTAAAAAAGATGGACATAAGTCTTATTGTTTTCCTTGTAATAGACAAGTAGTAACTAAATCTACTTTAAAACGAAAAGATAAAAGACATATTGAAAACATAAATAACAGGGAAACTATTAGTGAATATAATAAAAGTTATTATAATAAAAATAAAAATGTATTTCAAGAAAATTATAAAAGATATTTACAAACAAATCCATCTTTTAAAGTAATACATAATACTAGAGTAAGAATAAATAAAGCCTTAAAATTAAATCTAAAATATTCTTCGACTGAGGAATTATTAGGATGTTCTTTAAACGAATATAAACAATATTTAGAAAAACAATTCACTCTAGAAATGAGTTGGGATAATTATGGTTCTTATTGGGATATAGATCATATAATTCCTTGTGCTTCTTTTAATTTAGATAGCTTGGAAGCACAAAAGAAATGTTTTATATTTACAAATACAAGACCGTTGTCTAAAATAGAAAATCAAAGAAAAAATAAATATTAATAATATGAAAATAGGTTTATGTGGAACTCAATCAGTTGGAAAAACAACTCTCGTCAGTGCTTTAATGAATTTACCTGAATTTGAAGGGTATAATTTTGCTACTGAGCGTTCTAAGTATTTACGTGATTTAGGTATTCCATTGAATACAGATTCTACATTAAAAGGTCAGTTTATATTTTTAGCTGAACGTTGTGCTGAATTAATGAATGAAAATCTGATTACAGATAGAACTGTAATTGATGTTATGGCGTTTACTAAAGCAGCTAAATCAATTGAATATTATGATGCTGAAGCGTTTTGTGATGCTGCTTATAAGTTAGTAGGTGAATATGATTATGTGTTTTATGTATCACCTGAAGGTGTAGAGATGGAGGATAATGGAGTTCGTGAAACAGATTTAAAATATAGAGAAACTATTGATAGTATAATTAAATTAATATTATATAGGAGTAATCATAAAATTAAAAAATTAGTTGAATTATCGGGTACTACTGAGGAACGTATTGCAAAAATGAAAGGAACAATTTTTGGTTAATATTTATGGATATGAAATTATCTGAATTAAAAAAACAAATTAAAGATAACATATACGAAATTTTATCTGAAGAATCTGTAGATGAAGGAACATATGTAGGAGTAGGTGCAGTAGCGGCTTTACAAAAAGATCCAAAATTCGCAGCCGCCAAAGATAAAAACACAGCTTTAAATACCTTAAAAACAGGTGGTAGTGTTACTTTACAGGAAGAAGACGAAGATAGAGAACCTACTAAAGCAGAATTAGCTAAAGAAAAAGTAAAAACTGTTTCTAAATTCAAAATCCCAACAGACCAATTTGAAGACTTTAAATCTAAACTTAAAACTTTAGTTACCAAAGTAAAAGGTATGGAAAAAGGAGATGAGCGTACTAAAAAAATGGCGGCCTTAAAACAATTTATTAAGAAACCAGAATTAGTTAAAGCGTTCAAAGAAAGAGACGTTAAAATTGATACTGGAGATTTGATTGGATAATATGAAACCTATAATTAGTTTTGGATTAGGAGCGCTAATAGCAACATTAGTTGTTATGTTTACTTTACCATCTCATAAAAAATTTCAAGCAGAGTTAGATAGATTACACGCTCAAAACGATTCACTATACAGTGCAATAGATTCTACTACAGTTAAAATTAAACAATTAGATTCTATGGCTTGTGTTTTAGGAAGTATGGTTAATGAGGATAAGAAAAAATTAGGTAATTTAAATAAAAAAGCAAATGAATATAAAGAAAAATATAATGAAGAACATAATCGCATCGTTGCTATGTCTAATGCTGATGCTGCCCTTGAGTTCGCAAGTGCTTTTGAATGATTCAACTTGTTGTGTACCTTGTATTGCCTTAAAAAAGGCATTAGTAGTTAAAACAGAAAGAAATTATTTAAAGGATCAATTAGGAGTTACTCGTGATTCTATTACACTTTTAGATAAAATTGTATTTAATCAAGACAGCATTATTAAAATTAAAGATGCTCAAATTGCTTTGTACATAAAAAATGAAAGTGATTACAAACAATTAATTGAAAATAAAGATAAAGAAGTTACGTTGTATAAAAACGAATATAAAACTGCCCTTAAGCGAAGAAATTTAGGTTACATTAGTGGAATTCTAGGAATCATATCGGGCTTATTAATAGCTCTATGAGTAATGTAGATTTAAAAGAAGTAATCAAACAGGAATACATGAAATGTGTGCAGGATCCTGCCCATTTTATGAAAAAATATTGTAATATTCAACACCCACAAAGAGGTCGAGTAATATTTAATTTATATCCTTTCCAAGATAAAGTATTAAATCTTTGGAAAGATCATCCATATTCAATTGTACTAAAATCCCGTCAGCTAGGTATATCAACATTAGCAGCTGGTTATTCTTTATGGTTAATGCTATTCCAGAAGGATAAAAACGTACTTTGTATTGCAACTAAGCAAGAAACTGCTAAAAACATGGTTACTAAGGTTAAGTTTATGTATGATAACTTACCTTCATGGCTTAAAATACCAGCAGACGAACATAACAAATTAACATTACGATTAAGTAATGGTTCTCAAATTAAAGCCACTTCAGCATCTTCAGACGCAGGTCGTTCAGAAGCAGTATCTTTGTTGATAGTAGATGAGGCTGCTTTTATTGAAAATATTGGTGAAATATGGGCTTCAGCTCAACAAACTTTAGCAACTGGTGGTGGTGCAATCGTACTATCAACTCCTTACGGCACAGGAAACTGGTTCCATAAAACATGGGTTTCAGCCGAAGGAGCTGAAAACGATTTTTTACCTATTAAATTGCCTTGGTTTGTTCACCCTGAACGAGACGAAACCTGGAGAAAACGTCAAGATGAATTATTAGGAGATCCTAGATTAGCATCACAAGAGTGTGATTGCGATTTTAGTACATCAGGAGATATTGTATTTTACAATGAATGGTTAGATTTTATTAAAGAAACAACATTACAAGATCCACTTGAAAGGAGAGGAGCAGACCAGAATCTATGGGTATGGGAACCTGCAGACTATACACGAGAGTATATGGTAGTAGCAGACGTAGCTAGAGGTGATGGTAAAGACTTCTCAACCTTTCATATAATGGATATTGCTACAAATACTCAAGTAGCTGAATATAAGGGACAAATGTCACCTAAAGAATTTGGGTACTTTTTAGTAGGTGTAGCCACAGAGTATAATTTAGCATTATTAGTAGTAGAAAATGCCTCTATTGGATGGGCAGCTATTGAATCTGTTTTAGAAAGAGGATATAGAAACGTCTATTATTCACCTAAGAGTGATACTTTAACATCTGATTCGTATTTTAACCAATATGAAAATAGCGATAATGTTACACCTGGGTTTACTATGTCAATGAGAACACGACCTTTAATAGTAAATAAATTTAGAGAGTATGTTGGAGATCGTTCTGTAACTATTCGTTCTAAAAGATTATTAGAAGAAATGAAAGTGTTTATTTGGAAAAACGGTAGACCAGAAGCTCAAACAGGTTATAATGATGATTTAGTAATGCCTTTTGGTGTTCTC